CCTACACAGAAGTTGCTCACACAACTATGTAACATGGATTTGTGAAAAATGTGGTATCAGGAGTGAGGAGCCCCGAAAAACCATTTCAGAAGAAAGAGAAACCTGAGCATATGCATCAAAGGCCATTCTAAAAGACGAATTTTTTATTTTGTTTTCTATTTTATAATTTTGTATTTTAGTTTCTATTTTGTAGTATTTTATTTTGTTTTGCACGTTTTTACAGTATGTGTCTCAACACACAGGAACTGTCTAATCGATATATAATGGAGGAGAAAAATGTAAAGCCTAAGCGTGAACTATGTTATCACTGGATGGACTAGTAAAGAAGTGTATTATAAGAAAAAGCTCTTTTAATGAGACATCGTGGCACACATTCGCTGTGCACGAAGGGGATCGGAAGTTCTAAAAAGACCTTCACCCCGCAACAAGGCTGCAGAACAGGCTGTTAGATCATCAGCAATAGCTCGTGTTTTCGCTGTTGGAACAATCGAAGTGCCGAGTGAATTTAAGAGTGATGAAGATACAGGACCTGGCAAGACAGCATAATTATACACTATCTCACATTGCAGAACGGATTGATTTGCCGCAGAACCCTCGACAAATATTGCTATGCAGTAAAATTTTTCGAGGATGGCATGTTCATTCCGCCTTGCGATATTGGGGGTTTGGTCAATCGCGATGAAAGGGATAAGGATACCGCCGGATTCATTGATTTCTTTCATGGTTAAAACTGTTGCAACCGGAGTCCTAGAACTAGGGTCTGTGGGCCATGCGTCAGGATCAAAACCATTGGCTGGGTCAGACCCAGCTTGGAATTGCATGACTGTCACAGCCCCAGCAACGTCGTTTTCGTTCATGAGAGGCAGAATCCGCACATAACCTGAAATTCCGCACCAATGATCATAATTATCCAATGAAGAATAATTTTGAACATTTTGCCATGCAGAATCAAAGTTATCGACCGGGTATTCGTTACTTCCGGTCAAGGCGGGTTTATCCCGAAAATATTCGATAGAGTTTGGGTTAACATACAAAACTTCATTCCCTTCAGCGCCTGTCGTCAACGTAGTGCGATTGACATCACGAAGAGTGATACTCCTGAGAGTATTACCCATCGGTTGAGGTTGAGCTGGTGTTGGTATAAGCACTTTGGAAGTTTGGAAGCGTACGTTCGAAGAACCCATTCCCATGTTCTTGGTTTTCTTGTTCTTCTTTCCTTTTGGCTTCGCAAGTCTCGAGATTGCCTCAAGAGGTGCAGAAAGACCAGAAGTGCGGGAGTCAAGAGCCGCAAGAACGGCGGCAGTAGAAAGTACCTTAGAAGAGACATTTCTTACTTTGCGTATTTTATTTTTGTAATTTTT